ATAACCCTTTGCTTATGCTTCATGATGGTGCATAAATCACCACAATGGTGCAACCATGTGCCACAATGGTGCCTGCTGTGGATAACTCATGTCTGCCTACTGCCTGTGGATAACTTAAGTGCTGCCTAAGTGCTGCAGAAGTGCTGCCTAAGTGCTGCCTAGGTCCTGCTAACTGATGGTGACTGATGGGTGCCAATGGTGGCCAATGGTGGCCAATGGTGGCCAATGGTGGCCAATGGGGTCCCACGATGGCACACACACGTCACCCCTAGGCCTACCCCTACCCCAAGGCCTCCAATGGCTCCTGTGGCCTCCTGTGGGTCCATTGGATCATTAGTAGTACTCATGAGCCCTTATGTAGTACCAATGCATTGTGTTCCTGAGTATTCTGTAGGGTCTTTTGGACCCACGGGGGAGGGGACAGCCTGGGTTGTACTTTAGCTGTACCCGCCCAGATACAAAATAAGGGTAATTTGGAACTACATTGGCTCCTTTAGTCCCCTTAAGTCTCCTTTAGACCCTAAAGAAACTAAAGAAACTCCTCTATATACTAAAAGTAATATAAGCTTATGTATTCTAAAGAAAAACTGTTGTTTAAATGGTACTAAACTAAGGTTTAATTAGGGACAGATAAGAAAACACTTGACAAATAAGGATTTTTGTGCTATAATATAAGGTATATAGAGACACAAACACGAGAAACCCATACACCACATAGTGATGATACTTTATGTTGGTTATTAACAAACACTAACCAAAGTATAAATACTCGTGTATAGCCTTAGGAGTTCCTAAGATAACTATGGAGACTTTAATGTCAGAAATAAAAAGAAAAATTGGAAGACCACCAAAGAATGAGTTGTCTGCCAATACTAAACGTAATGCTGTAGGTCGCCCTAAAGGTGATGCTGCAATCATTAACGAATATAAAGCTAGGATGTTGTCTAGCCCAAAGTCAAGGAAGGTCTTAGATGCCATCTTTGATGCTGCTCTAGATAATGAACATAAGAACCAAGCAGCTGCATGGAAGTTGGTCGTAGATAGAATTATCCCTGTGTCGGCCTTTGAGCAAGAAGTTGTTAAACAAGGTGGTAGGTCTGCTATACAGATCAATATTACTGGCCTAGGGACTAGCGTAAGCGAGCCTGAGGTTGTCGATGAAGTAACTGACGTGGAGATCAAAGATGTCTGATCTACAAATTAAATTACTTCCTTGGCAACAGGAGGTCTGGAATGATGATACTCGGTTCCACGTAGTAGCCGCTGGTCGGCGTACAGGCAAGAGTCACTTAGCTGCTGATCGTCTAATAGTCGAAGCACTACAAAGTGACAAAGGTCATGTCTTCTACGTTGCTCCTACCCAAGGACAGGCCCGTGACATCATGTGGCAAGTCCTGCTAGAGATTGGTCATTCTGTTATTACCAATAGTCATATTAACAACTTGCAGCTTAAGCTTGTCAATGGAGCAACCATTAGCCTCAAAGGGGCTGATCGTCCTGAAACAATGCGGGGTGTCTCGCTAAAGTTTCTGGTACTTGATGAGTATGCTGACATGAAGCCAGAGGTCTGGGAACAGATCCTTAGGCCTGCTCTGGCTGACTTGAAGGGTAGAGCGATGTTCATTGGTACGCCAATGGGTCGTAACCACTTCTATGATTTATACCAATACGGCTTAAAAGGCGAAGATGACACCTTTAAGTCTTTCCACTTTACTTCTTTTGATAACCCCTTACTAGACCCTAATGAAATTGAAGCAGCAAAAAAGAGTATGTCCTCATTCTCGTTCCGGCAGGAATTTATGGCATCCTTCGAGGCTGCTGGAGGCGAACTATTCAAAGAGAAGTGGATTAAGTTCGATGAAGATGAACCTGACTCTGGCGACTACTACATTGCAATTGACTTGGCAGGCTTTGAAGAAGAAGGTTCTACAGGAGTTAAGAACAAGCGTCTAGACAACACCTCTATTGCCGTTGTAAAAGCAAACGAGAAGGGGTGGTACGTCAAGGAGATTATCTATGGTCGTTGGGACGTAAAGAAGACAGCCAAGAAGATCTTTGATGCTGTCAAGAAGTACGAACCAAATGCCGTAGGGATTGAGAAGGGTATTGCACGACAGGCCGTTATGCCATACCTTAGTGACATCATGAGACGCTCTCAGACATTCTTTAGAGTTGAGGAGCTGACCCATGGTAACAAGAAGAAGACAGACAGGGTTGTTTGGTCTCTACAAGGTCGTTTCGAGAACGGCTACGTAACACTAAACAAAGGTGATTGGAATAGCGAGTTCTTGGACCAGTTGTTTCAATTCCCAAATAAGCTGGTACATGATGACTTGGTAGACTCGTTATCGTATATCGAACAATTGGCAAAGGTATCCTATGTGTCTGACTTTGAGGAAGACGATTGGGAACCTATGGACGCAGTAGCGGGGTGGTAAGATGGCAAACGGACTCTATGCAAATATTCATGCTAAACGTAAGCGCATAGCTGCGGGTAGTAAAGAGAAGATGAGAACACCCGGTACAAAGGGTGCTCCTACGGCTAAACAGTTCCAGAAGGCTGCTAAGACAGCCAAGAAGGTTAAAAATGGCTGATAAGAAGATCTCTCTTACCAAGAAGGACAAGAACCCCACAGGAGGTCTGTCAGAGTCAGGCCGTAAGCGTATCAATGCAGCCACAGGAAGTAACCTAAAGCGTCCTCAACCTGAGGGNGGAGCACGAAAGAAATCCTTCTGTGCTCGTATGGGTGGTGTCAAAGGACCTATGAAGAAACCGGACGGAAGTCCTACCCGTAAAGCATTAGCACTTAAAAAGTGGAAATGTTAATTAAACTAGAAAGGTAAACAATGACTCCAAAGAGTTTTAAACCATGCCCCGGTTGCCCTACCCCTGCTAAATGTAAGTCAGCAGGCAAGTGCCTAAAGAAAACCCCACGTCCGTTGCCAAAACGCAACAGTCGCGCTAAGAAGGGCATGTAATGGACGACGATAAAAAATACACAGAGCCTAAGGTTGAAGCGTGGGTGATGGACAAGGCCGAGCGCTGGCGCGACCATTACAACACCAACTACAAAGACAAGTTTGACGAGTACTACCGCCTCTGGCGTGGTGTCTGGAACGCAGAGGATAGAACCCGTGAATCAGAGCGCTCACGTCTGATCTCCCCTGCCCTACAGCAGGCAGTCGAAAGTGCTGTCGCCGAGGTAGAGGAGGCCACCTTTGGTCGAGGTAAGTGGTTTGACATTCATGATGACCGCAAAGACCAGCAAAAGGGTGACGTTGAGTATCTTAAGAACCAGCTAGACGAGGACTTTAAGTTTACAAAGACTCGTAGGGCTGTAGCAGAATGTCTTATTAACTCCGCAGTCTTTGGTACTGGTTGTGCTGAAATAGTACTAGAAGAAGTCAAGGAAATGAAACCTGCTACACAGCCTCTTATGGATGGTGCTATGCAGGCCGTGGGTGTAAACATTAGTGACCGCTTTGTTGTTAAACTGCGTCCTGTGCTTCCTCAGAACTTCTTGATTGACCCTGTAGCAACGACCATTGAAGATGCCATGGGTGTCATTATTGACGAGTTTGTGCCCAAGCACCAAGTACAGCAAGGTATTGAATCTGGCATTTATAACGATGTTGAGCTTGAGGATGCTGCCACGGACACTGATCTTGAAGCAGACAAAGACATTACTGCCTATGAGGATGACAAGGTTCGTTTAACCCGTTACTATGGTTTAGTGCCTAAACACATGTACACGAGTGCTCTTAACGACTCAGAAGAAGACGAAATGTCTGACTTAGAAACAGAGGATTCTAAAGAAGACGATGACGAGGATGATGGTTACATCGAAGTAATCATTGTTGTTGCCAACGGTGGTCAGCTGTTAAAGATCGAAGAGAACCCCTACATGATGCAGGATCGCCCTGTTGTGGCTTTCCCTTGGGATGTGGTCCCAAGTCGCTTCTGGGGCCGTGGTATCTGTGAGAAGGGCTATAACAGCCAGAAGGCTNTGGATGCTGAGTTACGTGCCCGTATTGATGCCCTAGCGCTCACAGTGCATCCCATGATTGCCATGGATGCCTCTCGTATGCCCCGTGGAGCTAAGTTGGAAGTCCGTCCCGGTAAGACTATCCTTACCAACGGTAACCCTGCGGAGATCCTACAGCCCTTTAAGTTTGGTCAGCTAGACCAAGTTACCTTTGCACAGGCTGGAGAACTCCAGAAGATGGT